AATGTGTTTGAAAGCATTGTCACTGGTGGTCTCAACAAAGTCGGGCCATTGGAAGCGCCTCGGACGATGGGGCGTAAATTATCTCGCAAAGGTTCTGATCAAAGAGTCTTGTATTTCAAGGATGCTGAATCCTGGATTGAATATCAGAACGACTTTGGGCGAGGGGATATTTTTGGGACTCTTGTTGACTTTATCGAGTCTTCTGCAAATGACATCGCTTTGCTTGAGTTGATGGGGCCAAACCCAGAAACGACCTGGAGAGTGTTTTTGGCGCAAGCGCAAAAATCTGGGATCAACAGAATTCAAGCCAGACGATTGCAGGACACATGGAATGTTGTATCAGGCAAAGTAAACGAAGGCAATCCGATGGCTTTTGGCAATATGTTTCAAGCAGTTAGGAACGTCGACCAAGCCGCGCTATTGGGTTCTGCCTTGATTTCCGCAGTCTCAGATATAGGTTTTCAAACAATCACATCTCAATACAATAAATTACCCACGTTCCGCATTCTGGGCAAAACATTACAAACTCTTACAGCGCCAGGTGAAGATCTAAGAATCGCAGCACAGATTGGCTTAGGCGCGGATGCATGGATCACAATGGCTCATTCGTCGAATCGCTTTGGGGAAACCTATGGGATTGGGCTGACATCCAAACTAGCGAATGCTGTTATGAAGGCATCTTTCTTGGAGCCTTGGACGAATGGCAATAAACGGGCTTTTGGAATGGAGTTTTCTGGGGCTCTTGCGAGATCATTCGACACAGAGTGGGGAGCTTTGGATGCAGGGTTTCGTTCGATGATGGAGCGCAACGGCATCGTGAAAAGGGAATGGGATCAATTTAGATCTACTGACGTGCTTGAATACGAGGGTGCAGTTTTTGCAAACTTCAATGCAGACGAGTCTTTAAAGTTTCAATCAATGGTTTTACAGGAGACTGATATTGCAGTACCTAGTCCTGATGCAAGGGTAAGGTCTGTAATGACCATGGGGCAGCAAAGAGGCACACCAGAAGGAGAGTTTTACAGATCGTTTTTTGCGATCAAATCATTCCCAATCACAATCGCCATGACTCACATGACTCGCGGATGGTATGCAGGATCACAAGGCAGTCGGGCAAAGTACCTTGGAAGTCTTCTGGTTACGACAACAGCATTGGGTGCGATTGCTTTACAGGCGAAAGATATTGTTGCAGGGCGTGATCCAAGGGCTCTAAACAAAGACGGAGGCATGATCCCTGACAGAGATTTTCTGACAGCAGCGATGCTCCAGGGTGGCGGTCTTGGTATCTTTGGAGATTTTGTGTTTGCTGATACGAGTCGTTTTGGAAAAGGGTTGTTTGAAACACTTGCAGGGCCATCATTCGACACGGCTGACAGGTTTGTAAGATTTACCAAGGGAACTGTTCGTTCAGTCATCAGTGATGAAGAATTCAATATTCTCGGCGAAGGCGCAAAAATTATTGACCGATATACGCCAAGTATCTGGCAGACTAAACTGTTTGAACAAGCATTCTTCCAATCGTTGCAGGAGATGGTAGATCCAGAGGCAGACAAAAAACTACGTAGGCTTATGCGTTCACGAGAAAAAGAATACAATCAGGGTTTCTGGTGGACTCCTGGAGAGTTCAAACCTAGACGAGCTCCTGATTTTGCGAATGTAATTGAGGAATAGAGCATGACAGTATCGAGCACCAATAACATTGTCACCTATGCGGGCAACGGCAGCACTACTGTTTTTGCCTACACATTCAAGACCTTTGCTGCGTCTGACCTCGTGGTGATAGAGCGCACTGACAGTACAGGGGCAGAGGTTACTAAGACCTTGACCACGCACTACACCGTCAGCGGGGCAGGAACTGATAGCGGTGGAAACGTGACCTTTGATACTGCGCCGGCCAGTGGTGTGACTGTGGTCATTCAGCGTAGTCTTGATCTTACTCAGGCGATTGACTATGTAGAGAACGATCCTTTCCCAGCAGAAAGCCATGAGGAAGGGTTGGACCGCGCCGTGATGCGCGATCAGCAACTCAAAGAAGAACTGGGCCGGTCCATCAGGTTCCCTGTCGGTGATACCGGCGTGAGCTCAGAGATACCAAGTGCAACTGAAAGAGCAAACAAGTTTCTATCATTTAACTCTTCTGGTGTTCCAACAGCTACTGCAGCGGATCTCGCTGGATCATTTGGGTTGTCAGAGCTTAAGGATGATACTTCACCGGAGCTTGGCGGGGATCTCGTCCTTAATAGCAAGAATATTACTGGCACAGGCAATATCAATACCACTGGTACTGCGACGCTTTCGAGCAATGCAACTGTCGGGGGTAACCTAAGTGTTACTGGAAACACAACAGTGACAGGTACTTTCACTGCTGACGGACTAGCCTATCCTACATCTGACGGTTCAGCAGGTCAGTTTCTGAAGACTGATGGCAGTGGGACACTAAGTTTTGCAACCGGACTATCGACTGCTGGTTTACAGAGCATCCAAGTGTTTACCTCAACCGGTACTTATACCAGGCCTTCAGGAATCACAAAGGTTAAAGTGACTGTTATTGGTGGTGGCGGTGGTGGAGGTGGAACGAGAGCTTCAAGCTCTGGCAGTTCAACTGTAGCAAGTGGTGCTGGTGGTGGTGGTGGTGGGGCAACCGCTATACAAATCGTCAATGTTTCTTCAATTTCATCAACAGCGATTACTGTTGGGGGAGGGGGAGCCGGGGGAACTACAGGTGGGAATGGTGCGGCTGGTGATACTTCTAAGTTCGGGGCTGACTCGGACTCGCATCGCGTGACTGCGGCGGGCGGTGCCGCTGGGACAGGTGCTAGCCAAGGTAGTTCAGGGAACGCTTCCAAGTTCGGCGCTGGGGCTGCTGGAGGAGAAACCACGGTTGGTGCGGCGCTCTCATTTGTGGGGGCTGATGGTGCAAACGGTCGAGCGTCTCAGTCAACGATTACTGCTAGTGGTGGGAATGGTGGTAGTTCCTCGCTCGGTGGAGGCGGTGGAGGCGGTGATGTCGCCGCTGCTGGCAATGATACTGGAAGCGCAGGTAATAATTATGGTGGTGGCGGTGGTGGAGCGGCATCGCTCGTAACCACAACAGCTACTCAAGATGGCACTGGTGGCGCTGGCTCTGATGGCGTGGTAATCGTTGAGGAATTTATCTGATGGAAAAAATTCTCAGAAAGATTCTCCGGGTTCCGCTTGAGAGCCCAGCCCCTGATCCGGTATTTGACCCAGATCTTGATCTTCAGTTTGCGAGAGACCTAGCGCTCGATCACAGGATCACTTTCACCAGGGCATCCACTGCCACCTTTGTTGGCTCCAATAAACTGATCCAGTCTGCCAGTAACAATGTGGCTAGGTTTGATCACGATCCCGCTACAGGTGAAAGCCTTGGGTTACTGATCGAGGAGTCTAGGACAAACCACATCACTGAAAGCGAGGATTTTTCTGGATATTCCAAGACGCAGACAGCTACTTCTTCAAATGAAGGGACGGCTCCTGATGGCACAAATAACGCTACCAAGTTGGTTGAAGCTGCGGGCTCTAGTTTTCATATCATAAAACAGGTTTCAGCATTCTCATACGCTAGCGGAGACACCTATACACATTCTGCATTTCTCAAGGCTGGAACAGTCAGTGTGATGCAGTTATCACTGCCAGGTGGGGCATTTGGCTCGAACGGTTTTGCGAATTTTGATTTAGCAAACGGAGTATTAGGCACAGTAGGGTCATCTGCTACTGCTTCAATTGAGGACTTTGGTAATGGTTGGTTCCGATGCGTTATTACAGCAACAGCAACAGCTACTAGCAGCGAGGCTCGGGGGACTATCATTTTTACTAATAACTCAACAACTGCTGGCAGACTTCCTACTTATGCTGGAGATACCGCAAATCATGTTTTTATATTCGGCAATCAGCTTGAGGAAGCCTCTTTCCCTACATCCTACATCCCGACATCAGGGGCGACTGCCACCAGGGCTGTTGAAGCAGCTAAGATTGAGACAAGTAAGTTTCGATATAGTGAGCCGCAGGGGACGTTCTTGGTTGAAGTGCAAACTGCTGAATTTGGCTCTGATAACCCATATATCTACAGTTTGAACGACAATACATCGTCAAACCGTATATTCCAAAGAATTGAAGATGGGGCGACTACTAGATACACAGGGGTTTCGGGCAACACCACTCGGTGGTCAATTGCAACTGGGAGCGTGCAAACGTCAGCAGCTTTTTTTAAGAGTGCAACGGCCTATCTAGTAGAAAACATTTTCGTTGCCACCGATGGGGGCAATACTGGATCGGCTACAAGTGCTGTCTCACCAACAGGATTGCTTGAGTTAGACATCGGAAGTTCACGAAGCAGCTCGACTAATCGCCTTAACGGCCACATCAAGCAAATCCAGTATTTTGCTAGGCGGTTGGATGACGCAACCCTGATAGCGCTTTCCCAACCATCACTGGAGCCATCTCTTAGCCTGGTGTTTGACTCAAGCGAGACAAGTTTTGTAGACACGGAGTTGACACGATGAGCAGAAACCATGACAACTTTGCAGATCTGATCACGTTCACAAGGGCTTCACGAGGCACTTCTGTGCGCCATGTCAGATATGGTGATGATTTAGTAACAGAGGGATCGCACACGTCAATCGGCTCAGACTGGAGTTTTAGCTCTGGGGTCTATGGCTGCTCTGGCGGTCAAACTTCAGGCCAAACTATTGTCAGGTTTAGCAACATTGGCATTGTACAAGGATCTCAATACTTTATTTCTTTACAAGTATCTAATCTCACAACAGGTTCTCTTGGGGTAAAGCTAAACGGCACATCTTCCGAATCCGCGGCGAGCAATGGAACCTTCAACTTTACGATTGTTGGTGTTGATAACGATGGCTTTCAATTGGTGGAGCAAAGTAGTTTTGACGGGGATGTATCAAATATATCTGTAAAAAAAGTTACTCTTGATGACACTGCTGACCCACTATTGATCTTCAATCATGCTGACAACATCCCACGCATTGACTTTGACCCAGTGACCAAAGACAGAAAAGGCTTTCTGATCGAGGAGGCTAGGACGAACGCATATGACAAATCAGAGGATTTCACAAGCAGCACTTTTTTTCTTAGCAGCTCCACTACTACATCTGACCAAGGTACAGCGCCAGACGGAACAAATAATGCTGATAAAGTAGTTCCAAATAATGGTGCAAGTTCCTGCTTTTTATTAAAAAATGTTACAGTTTCTTCTGGCGACACTCATACGCTGAGTGTTTTTGCTAAAGCAGACGGCCTAAATTTTATTCAGATTACTGGGTCGAACGGTTTTCCCACTGATCATCAGAACTATAATTTATCTACAGGGGCTTTAGCGTCATCAAGCTCTAGTCTTTCCTCTTCTATTGAGGATTTTGGAAACGGATGGTATCGGATAGCCCTTACGCTGACCGCAACTTCTTCTATAAGCGATGCAAGGTTAGTGATCGGATTGCTTACTGGGGATGATGGAAGGCTTGATAGTGACGGTACTTCAACACCAAATGGGACAGATGGCGTACTGCTGTTTGGCGCTCAGTTTGAAGAAGGTGCTTTCCCCACATCCTACATCCCAACGTCTGGCGCTACCGCAACCAGGGCTGCTGATGTAGCAAGTATCAACACTAGCGCATTTGGGTATAACCAAGACGAGGGAACATTCCTTGCTGAAGCCTCTACATTTGATGGTTCAGGAAGTGCAAAAATTGTTTTTATTGCGACTTCTTCTAGTGCTCAAAATACAGATAGGTTTATGTTGTTTTTTTCAAGCTCAGAAGCATTGAAGTTTGAAATTGAAACGGGAGATGTGCAGCAAGCAAATATAGTTAGAGGCACAGGGTTGTTGAATTCGTTTGAAAAAATGGCTGCCGCCTACCAAGAAAATAATTCTGCTTTTGCGATAACAGATTTGGCTGCCTTAACGGATACATCCTGCACGATACCAACGAATACTATTTTGAGGTTTGGAACATTTACTGGAACAAGTAATTTTCTCAACGGCCATATCAAGAAGTTTCAGTACTTCCCCAGACGATTGTCGGACACACAACTACAGGAGATCACGCGATGAGTGAAGAAAGCGAAGCCCCAGCACCGAAGGTAGATTTCTGCATGAAGTTTACTAGTGAGAAAGCGATGATGACTCAGCTAGCATCTCTGACTACCACAGATGATGATGGAAAGACTGTGTTAGCTGAAGCGTCACACGACTACGCGATTGATAGGATCGGCAAGATGTACAAGCCCACAGGTAAGATGATCAAGTCAGAAGACGGTATCGAGTCACCAGAGATGAAAGCGGTCACTGGGTATCACATTAACGTGCGCCTGGTCGGTGATGCCCAGCGTAGTTTTTTTGAAACACTTGATGGAAAATACGGTGTCAATCCGAAGACGCCTCAACGAGTTTTTGCATAGGAGACAAACATGGCTGCATTAGCAACGAAAGATATTACAGGAGCAAACTCATTCACTGATGCGGTTATGGTCCTGGCAGGAGACTTCTCAATCTCAGTGTCAGGCACATTCAGCGCCACAGTGACGGTCCAAAAGAGCTACGACACATCGAGCCCAAGCAACTTTGAGGATGTTGAAACTTTCACTGTTCCTACAGAGAGGGTCGGGTACGAAGCGGAAAACATCTACTACCGTGTAGGGGTAAAGACCGGTGAGTTCACCTCTGGCACTGTGAGTGTCCGAATCGGCGGCAAAGATATTCAGTAATGGATAATCGCACCACGGCATCGGCTCACATCCGTCTGGATAAGGTGGAGACTAATTTAGGTACTCACGAAGCTGTGTGTGCCGAGCGCTGGAAAGAAACTATTCTCAGAATAAAAAGGATTGAGACGGTCATGATCTCTGCGTCAGCAGGAATCATCGCGCTTCTAGTGAGCGTTTTGCTCAAGGTGACCTGATGATTTTCGAGGCCATAGCCGCCATTGAGCTTGCGAATCAAGCAATCAATGGGATAAAAGAGCTGGCTGGACATGTGACATCAGTGGGCCAAATGGGGAAACAACTGACTCAGTTAGCCGATGCTCACGAAGAATTAGAAAAAGACGCTGAAAAAGGAAACATGGAAGCGTTCTGGGCGCTAGAGGATATCAAGAAAAAAGAGTATCAAATCAAGCAGTTATTCATATATGCCGGACGGCCTGGCCTTTGGGACGATTATCAGACCTTTATCCGCAACCGGAAAGAGATGAAGAAGAAAGCAGCGGAGCGTGAAGAAGCGGCCAGAAAGCGTAAGAAGAAAGCGATTAAAGACGGACTTATTTATACTACTGCTGTACTCGCTGGTTGCTTGGCAGTCGCTGGTGGCATTTGGCTCTTACTTGCTATCATTGCTATGAAAGGAAGGTGATGACTTGGGTACTGTTGGGGATCTTTGTGGTTGATGTGACTTTTTACTTTAGGGTGCTGGACATGCACCACAACCACTTTGAGTGCCTCTATGCTGCAGAGCTACACACACAAAAGATTGGCAAGCCAAATATCAATTTTGCGACTGTGTGTGTGCCTACAGATCAGATTGAAGGGAGTGTGCTATGAGTGATCTTGATAAATATGACACAAATAATAACGGAGTAATTGATCCTCACGAGCTCGCAGTCATTGAGCTCGAAGACCGTAGACGCAAGATGGAGGATGCGGACGCCCAGAGAGATAGCATTAGAAAGATGGCCTGGTTCGCACTTTTTGGACTCCTCCTCTATCCAAGCGGAATATTCATTTGTGACCTGTTCGGGCTTGAGAAAGCTGCTGACTTGATTGCTGATATTGCGGGGACTTACTTCATAGCAGTATCTGCCTTAGTAGCCAGCTTTTTTGGGGCCAGTGCTTACCAGGCGCGAGGTGAGAAATGATTCAGATGTTACTGGGCCCAGCAATGGAGTTGGGTAAAGAGTTTCTCAAAGGAAAGGCTGAAGAGAAGAAGGCAATCCAACAGCGTAAAATCAACGCTATTCAGAATGATGCGGATTGGGAAAACAAGATGGCTGATGCCACCGCAAAGTCATGGAAGGATGAGTGGTTTGCTATCCTGATCTCTCTACCGCTACTGGGTGTTGCGTATAGCGTGATAACCAACGATCCCGCAGTTATCGAGAGAGTCAACCAGGGGTTCGCGGCACTGGATAACCTGCCCGATTGGTATCAATATCTATTATTCTTAGTCGTCTCGGCGAGTTTCGGTATAAAATCTGCTGATAAATTGATGAGCATGAGAAAGAAATAATGGCTAGATCTCTGATGCGGAAGTTCCGCGAAGTAAAAAAGAAGGATGGGGTGCCGGTAAAGTATACAGCCGGTGCTGCTAACCCAGAAGCCAGAAGAGCAGAGATCAAGAGAACAGCGGAGAAGTATCGCAAGGGTACGCTCACCAAGGAAGAGATGGACCGCATCTCAAGACAAAGGAGTCGAGGATAATGGCTACTTACAAAGGAATGAGCTCAAGATTCTCACGGTCCACGATGGAGAAAGTTTACAGGCGTGGGCTCGGAGCGTACTACTCAGCGGGTTCTCGGCCTAAAGTTTCAGCACACCAGTGGGCCATGGGTCGATTACGATCATTCGTGACCGGGAAAGGTGGTGCGCGAAAAGCAGATAAAGATCTTCTCAACAAGTGACGAGGTTTGAAGATATGGATGTGGAGAAACTGAAAGATCAGTTAATTCTACATGAGGGACTGGAGCTCAAAAGTTACAAATGCAGCGCAGGGTACATCACGCTAGGCGTCGGACGAAACGTCGAAGAGCTAGGTATCACCGAAGACGAAGCCAGGTATCTCCTCGACAACGACATCCTGAGAGTGAGCAGGGAGTTGGATGACAATATCCCTTGGTGGCGTGATCTGTCTGAGGTGAGGCAACGTGTGCTCCTCGATCTCTGTTTCAATCTCGGTATCAGTCGTTTCTTACAGTTCAAACTTGCTCTTCAAGCTGCTAAGCAGGGAAGGTATGAGGACTGTGCAGAAGAGATGATGGACAGTCGGTGGGCCAGACAGGTAGGTACGAGGGCCACACGGCTCTCTGAGGCGATGATCAACGATGAGTTGGAGGTTTAGATGCCAGA